CTATTTCCTAAAAAAGGCACTTATATTTCTCCTATTTAATCTTATGTTATTTCCATTATTGAAAGTGTAGCATCAATCTTTGCTGATGTATCACAATCAACTTTTAGTACATCTGTATTTTGTAATACTACCTTGTTCCCCGAAAGTAGTTCCAAAGAACTTCCTGTTGGGATTGGTACATTTTTCACTAAAAATACTTCTTCATTAGTTTCAGTATCATTTGTATTACTATCTAATTTAACAGAAGCTGTTACACTAGAAGTATGTACATTTGCTAATACTAAACCTAATACTACTGCTCCGCCAGAAGCACCGCAAGTATATAGAGTTAGTGGAGTACCACTTGAACTTGGCATTGCTGCATTACTTTTTACTTTAAATGTATTAGCCATATGTTTCCTCCTGTTGTTATCCTAAAGCTATTGCTAAAGCAGTTGGGTCTTCAGTTGAGAACCCTTGTGCTGTCATAAATGTTGTTAATCTTGATAGTGCTGCTCTTCTATTTGTTCCACCTGCACCATCATCTACTATTATTAAATCAGATGTAGTTAAATCTGCTCCAATATCTGTACCACCATCAATTTCTAATGCTGCTAAACCTACTTTACCTGCTGTTGTAATAGTATTTAATTTTGAATCTGCTATTGAACCTGCAAGTTGTGCATTTGTAATTGTTCCTGTTAATGAACTTGTTGGATAATTAGTTGCATCTGTTAAATCAAAAGCAGGAGTAGCATCTGTTTGTCCTAAATTTAAACTTATTCCACCAAAACTTACAGCTTGATTTGCTAACATAGCATTATCAACTGCACCTGCTGCAATAGTTGCAACACCAGTATCAGCAATAGTTATATCTCCAGATACAACATTATCTATCCATTTAGATGTTGATGTATCATAAAATAATAATGCACCATCAGCAGCACTAGTAATGTTAGTATCAGTTAATTCTGATAATTCATTAGCAGTTGCTACTTGAGTTGCTATATATGCTTTGATTGATTGTTGTGTTGCTAATTTAGTAGCTGAGTCGGAAGCAAAATCATCTTCGTCTAGTATTGCTGACCCAGATACTCCTGTATTGATAACAGGACTTGTGAGAGTTTTGTTTGATAAAGCTTGTGATGTTGATAAATCAACTGTTGTTCCAGTATCAATATTAAGAGTTGCTGAACCAGAAGTTGCTCCTCCAGATAAACCTGTACCTGCTACAACTGCAGTTATATCACCAGTTGGTACTGTTGCTACTTGAGTATCTACATAAGATTTAATTGCTTTTGCAGAAGCTAAAGTATCATCTGAACCAGATACTGAACTAATGTCTGTATCTAATACACCAGATGCAAAGTCTGCTACTTCAAGATTAGTAATACTATTACCAGTACCATTTGCATCTATTGTTTTATTTGTTAATGTATCTGTAGTTGCTTTACCAACAAGTGTATCTGTAGCTGCAGGTAAAGTGACTGTAACATCTGCTGTAGCTGCAGGACCAATAAGAGTTACAGAGTTTGTACCATTATCAGTATCTTCTTTAAATAATATAGAACCTGCCGCAGAAGATGAACCAGTTAATATTGGTGCTGTTAAACTTTTATTTGTTAATGTTTGACTTCCTGCTAAAGTAGCTACTGTAGAATCAATAGCAAAAGTAACAGCGTTACCACTACCACTAGTATCAATACCTGTACCACCAGTAAAAGTTAATGTTTCACTATCTAAATCAATAGCTAAAGCACCACCGCTATCAGCTTGAAAGTCTAAGTCTTCTGCAGTTATTTGAGCATCTACATAAGCTTTAATAGATTGTTGTGTGGCTAAAGCAGTAGCACTATTAGAAGACATATTATCTTCATCAAGTATATCTGTGATTGTTGTCGTTGGTAATGCTAAACTATCTGTGGTTATTACACCATCAAAAAAAGCATCTTTAAATTGTAAAGAGCTAGTTCCTAAGTCTATATCATTATTAGTAACAGGTAATATTGCACCGTCTTGAAATCTAACTTGCTCTACAGGATTAGAAGAGACTTCAACAAATACTCCAAATCTATTACTTGATGTATCTACTAATATTTTATTATTAGCATCACTATCAGCTAAGATAGGAACAAATCCTCCTTCTGCAGATGTACCATCATGAGTATGACCTGATGATGACGCAAATGCATTTACTAACTGATTAAGTTCATTATTAAGGTGTGCTGCCTCAATAACCGAACCGTCAGTAATATTACTAGCTTCTTGTCTTGTGTATGTTGCTCCCATTTATCTTCTACCTCCGGGTATAAATTCTAACTGATATCCTTTAAAAGATACAGGTGGATTAGTTGAAGTTTCTTCTACTCGTAAAGCTACAGTGAATCCACTGCCTTCAACTGGTTGTCTTACTAAGTTTGCTCCTGATGAACCAAATACAGCACTTCCATAAAGTGATGAACCATATATTGCAATACCTGCACCTGTGGTTAAAGTATAAGCTGCAGGTTGTGGGACTTCAGGACTGTCAAAATCATAACGTACTTTAAAATTTGTTGATACATTTCCTTCATTAGAATAGTTCCAAATAACTCTTTGCATACTCTTTCTAATACCGGGGTCTCCCATTGTCATGTCAGGAGTTCTGTAAAAAGAGTTTATTGATGTAGTAGAAGCTATTCTAGCAAAAGTATTTCCTGACTCTTGTTGATAAACGTAACCATCATATCCTCCTGATATAATAGTTTCATCACCACTTATAAAATCAGAATCAGTAGATGATACTTTTATTCCTTCTATTTCTGAAAACTCAAAACCTGCACCACCTTCAGGTTGACCTTTTATAACACATACTAAAGCTTTAGATGAATCCTCTGATTGATTAGCACCTGTAGGATAAAACAATCTATATTGAGATTTACTTCTTATCACTAAAGAATTTATATTATGTGTTGTTATACTATCTATAATTTCTTGTACTTGTTTAGATATAGTTCCTAATTCAACATCACCAATTTTATCTGTAGCAGCAATAGTTCTTAATCCGTCAGGTGCAAGAAATATTACATCACCACCAAATTCTTGAATACTTCTACCATCTAAACATCCTATTTTTCTAGTTACAGGTTGTAGTGCAAAATCTGCTGATGAACTTCCTACTAATTTAAATATAGAGTCTAAACAAAATATAAATAAATTATCACGGAAAACTTTTAGTCCAACAACAGGTGAATCTACTTTTAACTCACCACCACCGTTTCCTGTTGTAAAATCATTTGTTTGAGCAGTACCCATAAATTTTACAGATTGTGAATTACTAGTATCACCTGAAAAAAATATTTGATTTTTAAATATTTCTACAAATTTAAAATTAGCACTTCCTGTTGCATTTACATTTGTTACAGAATAACTAGTGTCTAATATTCTAGGTGTTGATGTTCCTGAACAAATAATTATTTTATTTGTACCATCAAAGTTAAATTTTCTAAACTCATAGTTTACAGTTGGAGTTCCTAATCCAGTTACAGTTGATGTCCAACTACCTGAACCTGAACTACCTCTATGTATACTACCTCCTCTTGCAGCTAATACTAAATCATTAAATACTGCAGTCATAACTACACGTTCGCTAGATGAACTTACTTGAGGAACTATGTTAGTATTATATAAAGATGTTCCTAATATTTTTTTATATCCACCAGTGATATCGGGTTCAAAGTTTTTTAATTCTAAAGCTTCTCCCGGTGACATAGAAAATACATCTCTGTTAAGAACTAAACCACCTGAACAACTTACTATTGCAGGAGCTAGTGAAGACGTATCTGCCATTAAACTGTAGTTAAACCTCCTGAAGATATAGTGTTAAGATTAACTCTTAAGTCTCTTACATAGTCAGGTTTATTTAACATTTCTATTCTAATTCTTTTTACACCATCTTCATATTCTGCGTTAGCTATGTTTGCCATAGGAACATCAGAACGTAATTTGTATAAATAATATTTTGCTCTATTAACTACTATTCTGTGATATCTAGCAGGTAATAAAGGTTCATCTGTAGCTGCACTTAAATCTGTATGTGTTTTAAAATATTCATAATTAATAGTGTATGTGTCTTTATCAGGTACAGGTGTTAAACCAAAACTAGTATGATTTTGTGTTCTATATATTCTTTCAGGTTTTCTATACTTTGTATCTACATCAAAATCTCTATTAGTATATTCTCTTAAAAAATCGTCATAAGATATGTATCTTAATTTACAAGCTTCAAAGTCTTCTGCTAATTTTACAAAGTCTACAAAATGATTTGCTACAGTTGTATTAGCAAAACCAATATTTATTGTAGATGTAGTTGGTGTGAAAGTTGCACTAAATACTTTACCATCACCTACATTAGTAACAGAAATATCTTTGTCTAAAATACTAGAGTCACCTGATGATGTCCCCACTTTTAGTTTTACCGTACCACCTAAAACTCTAACTGCTATTTTATATTGTCTATTAGTTGTTACAGTTACTGCTTGTGTAACTTCAGAATTATTTAAAAGTAATCTACCATTACCTAAAGAAGAATAGGATGGTGAGCCTGATACAGTTACCCAGTTTGATATATCACTTGTGTATTCATTATTAGATATAACTTGTTTAGGTGTAAGATAAAAAGATTCAAAATCTACTTTTCTCATATCTGTAGGTAAAGTATATTCTCTTTGACCTACTATTGTATCTTGAGTATTACTTGTATGTAACCATGCCCACTCTACTTCTGCATTATATAAATCAGAAATAGCTTTGTTTACAAACTCTTTTGTTGCAGATTGTACTCCTCTACTAGTGGCAAAGTTTGTATTTGTTAGTTCAACTTCATTAAGTTCTAACAATACAGCGTTACATAATTCTAAGTAATTCATTTACACCCATTTCCTTTTTTGTTTACGTTTCTCTCTGCTTTCTTTTTCTACATTAGAAACTTTTATTAATCCTCTTTTCTCTAGAGTATCTCTCTCTTTATAACCTTTTTGTACCATTTTACCTAAATGGTCTCTAAATTTATTTTCATTAGTATCTAGAATACGAAGCATATTAGTTGGTGCAGGTATTCTAATTGTATTTTTATTAACAGGTTTATCTCTGTCTTCATAAGGTAAAGCTTCTTCCCATACCTTTCCTGTTTTTTTATTTTCGTAAATATATATTGGCATAGTTATTTAAGTTAAAGGGGGAAATAAATCCCCCTTTATTATTTATTGATTATGCAAATGTTGATGTTTGTGAGTCTGTATCTGCTTTTGTTGCACCACCATCAAGTGATATAACACAAGCCCATACTCTTACTTTTGCGTTAATTGCACCAGTAGCAATCGTTAGTCTAATTGCATCTGCTGATGAATAAGCATAGTTAGCATCTAGAGTAGTCATTTGACCTGCTGCTGCAACAGTTGCTGCTGCTGCGTACTGGTCTCCGTCTACACTATCACCTACTGCAATAGTACCTGAGTTACCTGCGGTGTCGGCTGTCATTACGTCTACACCCGCAGCTAATACTAATGAGTTAGCAGGAATTGGTAATACATCAAAAGTATCACTTGCAGCATTTGTAGTAGAAGAAAAATCTACTACGTCTGATATTACTCGTGGAATACTAGAACCTCTCTCTGAAGGGAGATTGGTAGAAGTAACACTACTATTATAAGCTGTCATAGTTTATTATCCTCCTATTAGTCTATTTTAATATGCTCTGATAAAAGAGCTTCTGTTCTTAGTACTTTTCTTCCGAACACGTGTAAACCACGTACAACATCTGCGAAAGAATCAGGGTCTCTTACAACTTCAATCTTTGCAATATGATTTGCAGTTGATGTTGAAGACATATGACCTGACATGATTTTTTCAAAGTTAGATGTTGAAGAAGCAGGTAAGTTGTTGCTCATATATAAAGCAAAACCACTGATGATACCTTCGTATACTTTACCATTTCTTAGAACACCTGCTTGGTCTCCTGAAAAACGTGTGTCAAGTAACTTAGAATCAGTTTGCTGCAACTGCTCGTAAAAGTTAGGTGAAGCGATAAACCATCTTTGTTCAAATGGAATATCTGCTGCGTTTAGTCTCTTAGAGTGATTTGCCATTACGTTTAATGGGTCAATTTCACTTCCACCAAAACCTACGTCTTGTCCTGAACCGTCTGAACCGATTGTAGTTCCTGCGTTTGAGAACATATCTGATAATACGTTTTGGTCATAATTATTCTTAAGAGCATACGCACCTGATGAAGTTGCAACACTCTCAAAGTTAATGTGAGAATGTCTCTCTTCAATGTCGTCTACTTTAAATGCAAAAGCATTAGCTTGGTCAACAACCAATGTGATTTGGTCATCTGCTAAGTCTTGCGGGTTTACTACTGAACCTCTTGTGTAAGACTGTACGCTTACTACAGGTTCTTTGATAATTTTCACAGTATCGCCAAAATTTTCAATTTC